AAGCGCACGCGGGCCTATGGGCGGGAGATGCGCATCACACAGGCAATGGAAGAGGCGCTGCTGAGGGTGATGGCGCGCGATGTGGCCGACGTGTTTGTAATCATGCTCGATTGCGGGATGCGGCCGGATGAAGTGCTTCGAATGCGGTGGGAGGATGTGAACTATGAGCGTGCGCAATATTTCGTGCCCAGCGGGAAGACGGTTGAATCGCGGCGTTTCGTCCCGATGCCTGACCGAATGGAGGGCGTGCTCAAGCGGCGTCAGGACGGGGCCGTATCTGAGTGGGTATTTCCGATGCGGGGCAAGAAGCCAAAAGGGGCTCGCAAGACTGTTGCGAAGCAGTGGGAGACGGCAAGAGCTAATACAGGGCTCAATGACGCCGTTGTACTTTACTGCGCTCGCCATGAATTTGCGACAACGTACCTTGAACATGGTGGCGACCTCGCAACGCTGAAGAAGATCCTAGGCCACACTTCAATTCAGACGACCGAGAAATATTTGCACCCGGGCATCAAGGGCGCGAACGAGTTGCTGAACAAGCGGAACAGCCGGCGGAAATTGCAGATCGTTAGGAGTGCCTGATTTTTAAATAATCACGCAAAATCCACGCAAGCGCACTTTTGCAGCATTGAGGAAATGATGACTAACGGCCTTGGAATCATTGATTTGCCCCTCAGGGATTCGAACCCCGATATGCTGCTCCAGAGGCAGCTAGCGGAGCAAGCTATCATAGAGACTCGATTTTCCAAGGTGCTGATTTGCATCGATTTAGGAGCATGTGAAAATCAGCCCCTACCATGCTCGGCTATCACAGGTATAATCCGTTCTAATCTCAGTTCTTTAGTTCACTCACGCAAAAATCACGCAATGACACTAACTGAATATAGACACGGAGCAAATGCTCGTCCATGCTTGTGTGCAGGAGATTCCACCCATGCGCACACTGTCCGCACTTGCTCTCGTCCTGTTGTCCTTGACCATCACCGCTGCAGCCTCGCGCCATCACAGCGCATCCATCGCTCTCGGTGCGGCTCCGATACCAGTGTGTCCGCAGTTGCAGTGCAACATCGGCAGATAAGCAAGGCGGCGACTTGCCGCATATGACCACCCTTGTCTATGTGATCTGGCTATCGCAGCTGCTCGCAGAACTTGGTGTTGTAGCCGCTCTGTCAATCACTGGCAGATGGCGCATCTGGGGCAGTGTCATGGCGTTGGCATCCTTCCGCGCTGCGGTGGACATTGCCCTGCTGTTCATGGCGCATCCGAAGACTGACTTTGGCGCTGCCTGCTATTTCTGGACCTACTGGGGAGCTGTGGCGATCTCCGGCGCACTCGAAATATGGATCGTAGTGCAGATCGCGTGCGCGGCGACGGCGCATAATGCCAAGCTGTGCGGCATGTTCCGCTTACTGATACCTACCCTTGCAGCCCTATATCTCACCGCATCAGCGATCCTGATCAGCGACCAGGGATTATCTTTCCCCAGTTGGGCAAGCCACATAGCATTCAAATTCGACCAGGCATCCAGCTTGGCATGGTTGTTTACATTCATGACGCTATCGTTCGTGTCGGCATTCTTCGGCCTCATTTGGCCGGATCTCGAACGGCGCATAGCGATTGGATATTCGGTCCTTGCAATCAGCCATACGGCGATTAGTTGGCTGCTCGGCATTGTCTCCAATGTGTCTCTCTTGAGTAATTTGCAAGGATCTTGCGCACTCATTGCCTTTGGTTGGTGGATCTGGACGTTTACGCGCCCCCCACAGCCTAAACTTCCACCCCCACCCGTCGAGGCAATACGAGCTTTTCTCGACGCCAGCATGGCAGTCGTAAAACGACTGAGGGCTAGATAAATGTCACATTATGTAGCGATTACCGAGGCGATTGTCCCGGCTGTTATATCCGTGGGCTCAGTGGCCCTTGCTCTCAACCTACGTAAACGCCCCACCATCACAGCGATCGATCCCGAGCTGATGTCGAAGCTATTGCCGTTCGCCGGCATGCCCATAAACCCGAGACACTTTAGCAGCGACGAGCTCTGGGCTGTCATTGGCGGCCGACCGGGCGTGAAGGCGATCTTCATTGCTGCTGGGACGATCTCAAGCCTTATGGCGCGACAGAGTGAAACGGTGCCGGAATTGAAGACTGCAAACGACACAATCATGCTCATGTCGTTCGGCCTGCGCGCGCTAGCAATCCTCTCTTATATCGAGGATTGCGTTCATTCGTATGCCCTTTTTTTGCCGCGCATCATGGCATGGGCATTGGCGCGCTACTACGTTCTGATGATCTCAATCTACGAAGCCGCTCAGGAAATGCTTGAAGCGGCGCCCGAACTAGCGTAACGAACTGATCCCTTGATCTGGAGATGAAGCAATGGTATTAAGCCTTGAAGCGACCCTGCAGAAACGTAAGCGAGAGATAATAAACGAGGTAACTGAGTTAGCCGCACGTGATCGCAAGCCCGAGGAGGCGGGCGAATACATCGGGACTGCGAAGTTTCTGTTTGATGCATTGGAGGAAACAGAGGCAGCCTTGGGCAAGCGATCGCGGCCCGATGATATGCGCTATGTGACCTGTCCACGAGCCATCGATGCGATCGTGCAATGCCTGACGGAGGCAGGCAGGCCCATGAGCCGGAAGGCGATATTTGACGTTGTGCTGCAGGGCTTCTGGCGTGGCGGGCGCATGACCGAGAAGATTGGCGAACGCAACGCGCTGAATCTTAACTCGGGCATTAACATCCACATCACCGGCTCAGGCAGGTCCACCAGGATCATCAAGGAAATCAACGATCTGGTGGGCCTGTGGGAGTGGGAGGACTCGCGGTTCGGGGAGTAGGCGGTCTTCCCTTTGGATTGCGCACGAGGCCCTTTGCCCCGGGCCGTTTGCGCTTGCCGTTGAGACTCGCGGCCTCTTTGACGATCAAGGCCGCAGGGATGGGATGCTGGCAGTGGGGGCAGATCATTTTGCATCCAAGACGATGCGATTGTCGGGGTTTTCGATCACGACCGTGCTGGTATAGCTGCCATTGGCGAGTTCGACGCGATCATGCTCAACCACGGTATATTGGGTTCCGTAGATGACGACAAACTTGCGGCCATCCTGATCGGCGGTCGCTGACTTGAGTATCTGCTTTGCTGTTTGGCCTGCGAATTTCTTCTGCATTAGCGGCCTGCCTTGATTGCGCTTACCAGCAACGTGTCGGCCCAATCTGCAGCCCGCTCGGCAGAGGCTACGGCGACGGTCAGCGGTACCATGCGCTCGAACCCGGTCTGCTCGCGGCTAACTATTTCGGCCATCTCATTGCGTGCTGTGCGGGCTGCGGTCAGGTTGTTGTGCGCTTCGGCTTGCTTTGCGGCTGCGGTCTGGATTGTCATGTCTCTCCTCACTTGCAAATACAGAATAGCTTAACCGTTAAGATTATGTCAAGGGAATAATGTACATTTCTAAAATAATTGTTCCAAACCTGAATCGCTATGATAGTGTCGTCTCGTCACCAATTGCTATCATAGCGGACGGCCACCGACCAAACGGCCCAGATGGAGGGCGGTCCTGTCTACCCAGATGCGGGCTGTACTGCGCAATTGCCGCGGCGAGCATATGCAGTCGCTGGCTCCAGCCGAGATTGAGTCATACGAATGGCTCGCTCAGCAGGGCGAAGTCGAACGCTTCCTGAAGACCAAAAAGGGCCGAACCTGCGTTATTTTCAAGATGTTAGCGCCCGAATTACCACCTGTTGAACCATCGCTCTCTGCCGTATCAAGCTGCTCACTCACAGACAACGACATGCAGGGATTTGCAGGCTTGCTGCCTCGCACGCGCTGCCAGGTCGAGCGCTGGATGGGATGGGGATTGATCAGCGAAACCCGCTAGGGAAACCTAAGGGGTAGGGGTTGAGGAAGGGGCGGGAAGGGATCGTAATGCCAGCAGGCCGGCCAAGCAGCTACACCGAATCGACAGCCGATGAAATATGCGATCGCGTGGCCGCTGGTGATCTGATAACCGATATTTGCGAGGAAGAAGGCTTCCCAAGCTATAAAACCTTTCGCAAGTGGAGAGCAGAGCGCTCAGAATTCTCCCAACGTATCGCACGGGCGCGTGAAGATCAGCAAGACTATTACTCGGATCGCATCATGCGGCTGAATATGAGCATGGATGCGGCAAACTGGCAATTCGTTAATGCTCAGATCCGAAATATCCAATGGTTGATGGGCAAGCTGAACGCTAAGTACGGCGACAAACTTGCACACACGAACCCCAGTGGTGATGGTCCGATGGAGCTTGTAGTCAGGCATATCGCTTCTGATGGTGAGTAATGCCAGAGATTGCATTACAGCCAAAGCAGTCCAAGCTTCTATCTCTCATCAAGTCCTCACGCGCCTCTGTAATTGGCGTTGGTGGTGGCCGAGGCGCAGCCAAATCCTCGGGCGCTGATCGATGCATCGTGACCCTGATGTATGAGTGGAAGGGTCTAGTTTCCTGCATGGTGATGCGGAACTTCGATCAGGTGTTCAAGTATCACATCGAGCCGATTCGCAGAGACTTCCCATGGCTCGAGTCGAGTCTGAAAACGTCGATGCCGGCGAGCCTTAAGATTGGCAGCAGCCAGTTAGATTTCTCGTATGCCGAGAACATGGACGATATCATTCGCCGTTTCCGTTCAGGAAATTACGATGTTGTGATCATCGACCAGGCGGAGCAATTCTCAGGTAGGGAAATACGCGAGATCCGCAAAGCAACACGCTCCCGCGGCGGCCGGCAAGCCAAGATTGTTCTCTTGTTTAACATGCGCGGTTCGGGGATTCAAGACCTGCGCAAGTGGTTTCATCTGCACGAAGTCAACAAAGATGAAGATCCAGATGATTACGTCTTCCTCAAAGTCAATCCATGGGACAACGTTGAATGGGTGCGGGCGCCGCTTAAGGAGGACGGTTACACGGTCCGCGAATACTACTCATGGACCGACGAGGCTCGCAAGTCGTACGCAGCTCAGCGCGGGCCATATACGCGCCAACTTGCGACCGACGATGAGGTAATTCGTAAGGCTGACTGGGAAGGCGACTGGGATTCTCTTGAAGGTTCGTATTTTGCGAACTCCTTCGACCTAGAGAGCACACGCATCCCGCCCGTGCTGGCCGAAGCCATTTGGAAACCGCAGG